ATTTGTTCTCATCTTTTATCTATTTTTAATTGTTAAATTTATATTTTCACTTAATTGATTTTTTAATAAATAATCCATCAAGTAAGTATGAGCTATTTTACTTTCTAAAATTTTATCAGGTTCTCCCGCTCTGTGAGTCCCTGTTAATATACATCCTTTACTGTCAGATGGAACATTACCCCTATGAAATAATACATAGGAACGATTTTCAACATCTTCTATTATCAAGTGAACATATTCTCTACTTGAACTTTCTCTTGCTAATCTAACCTTGCATTTATACTCTCCTCTAGGGATACAAGATACATTTTTTTGGTTATTTTTCCAAGCTAATTCTAAGGTATGTGAAATAAATTCTCCATTACAATAAAGCTTTCCTAAAACAGATTTTTCTGAAAAACAATCCCTGATTAATAATAGGTTAGCTTTTTCTTTTTTTTTCATACACATCATGATGTAAATATTTTTACTAATGCACCTAAAGTTATACTATATATAACCCACATAGCTTTAACCAAAACCTTTCTCATTGCTGTATTTCTATTAACTCTAGCTGTAACTCCTGTATCGGGATTCAACAACTTTTCAGTAAGCATATCTAACTTAGAATCTATACTACTCATCTTACTGTTAATAGAATTTATATCTTTTTTCATTGAAACTATTTCTTCTTTAGTTGTCATATTAAAATTGATTCAATATTCAAATTAGTATATAAATTTGAACTATCCCTATCTACCTGCTCTTTAATCATTGGAAATATAATATCACCTGAAGATAATGATGGTAGAGTTATTAGGCTTTGTGAAAAATTAACTAATTTACTGTTATTACCGCCTCCAACAATCACAAACTCATCAATTACGGTAGGGACTAGAGCATCTGTAGAGGAAGGATTAGGAGTTACCTTGCATATTGCTATTGTTACAGTTGAAGTACCGCTGCTTGTAAGCCAACCATATATTCCAATAACTGTTGAATCTCTATGAATAACACAAGACTGACCAATTCTAAATACAGTTGTAGGAGATAAACTTCCTGATGCAACTAAAGTACTCCCATAATCTACATCCATTATAAATGGAGATTTATTATCTGCTATATCTTCTCCATGCTGAAAGTTATTAAGACCTACTGCGTATCCTTGCATTTTATAGTTTACAGAACCAACACTAGATTTATTTATCCAAGACAAATCTCCATCATAATTATTAGCCCCTGTTCCTAAAGCCTTAGTTAATACGCTATTATTTAATGCACTTTCAAAGTTTTTAGGATTATGTCTATTTTCACTCCTTAAGTTTTTATGTTCGTTATTAGCCATATTATTATTTTAACAATTACAATTTGATTTACCTCTTACATAGGGATTTCCACAGCTATAGCAACCATCAACTCCATCATAACCATATATACTGTCATAGAATATCATTCCATGATTTTTATATGTATCATTCATACTCTTAGGTCTATTGCTAGCAAATGTAGGATATAGTCCTGTTTGGTCAGTACCATTCAAAAAGTCCATCATATCGTTAGCAAATATATCTGCTTTCCTGTATGTATCTTGCTTGAATGTATTATATGTGTCTTGGCTTATTATTCTTGAGAACTCATCTATATTATTAACTACTCCACTAGATGATATATTACTCATAATATCATTAACAACCTCAAATCTAACAAACCAAGATAAGGTATCCTCTAGGTAATAAGTCATAAACGACTGATTATTAACACTTAAAGTCCCTGTATCATGTTGAAGCTTTAATTCTGCATAAAACTTTTCTCCTAATAAGGGTCTAATATGTGCTAACTCAGACAATACAATAGTGTTCTCTGAAACTAATACAGGGTCTGTATTCTTGTTAGTGAAGGTTTTATCAATTACTTCTCCTGCACTTACTAATGTTTTATATTGCTTAGTATTACCCATATTTTATTGCTCTACAGTTATTTCTTTACTTTCATCAGGCTCACCATCTCCATCATTATCTTTTTCAACTACTATAACCTCTCTATCCGCTACAAACATATCACCATCTTCTAGCATTGGTAAGTCCTCATCAATTAATGCTCTTTGTTCGTTTATAGTAAGAACTTGTTTAATATCTACATCATTAGCGTATGAGATTGGTGGCTCATAATGAATCTTTAAATCTTTAGGGTCAAATCCTAGCTCATTATAAAGAACTGTTCTTATACCGTTTAATATTAACTCAGAAGTATCTCTAATTACCGTAGTCATTACCAAGTCATAGGCAATTCTAATCTCACTTCCTGAGTTGTTCATTTTTCCTGAACTAACAATACCTGAAAGTGATGGCTGCCATCTGTTAGCAGTTATAATATTTTGGTCGGTAATCTGTTGTAAATCAATCCAACTTCCTTCTTGGTCATCTTTTATAATCTGAACATTAGCAGGAGATGTATCTCCATTCTTAACTATAAATAGAATTTTACCATTATTACCTTCTCCTACAAATTTCTTTTGAGCTTCGTGAACCATCTTTTGAGCTTCTTCTTCTCCCATATCTCCACTAATCTCAACAATAGCTGAAGGTTGAAATCCGTTTAAGAATTTAGTATGATTCCATTTTCCAATTTCGTAATCAACACAGATATGCTCTAGTGCTGCTACATAATCAGGAAGTCCGTAAAAGTTAAATGTAGGCTCGTAATCCTTAAAGTGAATTACAAACTTGTTATGTGCTACTCTAGGGTATATAGGTAGTCTTTTTATTTTTTTATCTTGATTCCAATACTTACACCAATCAGGGTTTATGTAAACCTCTTTCTTAGTCTTGGACATTCTTACAGTAGTTGCATCTAAATGGTAAAGGTTTACACCTCCATCATATATAACACACTCCATATAAGCATTACCAAAAGTATAGTAATCATCTGCTAACTTCTTAAAAACATCTCTTAGAGATTCTTTATCAGCATTAACATCCTCAATAAACTCTCTTAATGATTCATTCTCACAAACAAATTTAGCTCCACTTGTAAAGACAGTCTTTTGAGCCAATACACTTCTATGTGTAGATGACTTTCTCTTTAACTCTGCTAAATACTGAGGAAATAAGTTGTCTTCTCCAAAAGGAACCCAATCATTATTAAGTGATTTAAGGTCTTTTACCTCAGTAATACTAGGTGGGACTGTTAAATCAAATACTCCGAACTCAAAAGTGTTATTCTTCTTCTGAGTTTTCCGTAATTGTTGTGGTTGCTTTTTTGCTTGTTGATTTTTTGGTTGTTGCTTTTTCATTTACTTTATCAGTTTTATCTATCCAATCAGTTATATGTAATTCCTCATAAGCATAAGCTAATTCAGCTTGACTTAATTCTCCTCTAAAATCTACAAACTCCTTACCAAGACTTTCCTCATCCCTTCCTGCTAGTCTTAATCCCCTCTGAGCCTTGTCGTTTACTTTGTATTCTGCCATTTCTGTATATATATTTATCAAAATTAAACTTTTTTCCGTATTACAATCACACATATTATAAAAGATATTAATAAGGGAGTGTTATTAACTAAGACACCCCCTTATATATAAAATTATTATTATGATGTAACTAAACCTAAACCATCACTATCAATAGTGATAGCACCTACATAAGCTCTTGGTATTTCATAAGTTTTTGCAACAAGAGTTACTGTAACACCAATCTCATCAGAGAAAGCTGCTCCTGTTCCACCCTCAACTGACTGAAGTCTACACCATTGCTGAGTTCTTTCAGCAGTATAAGCACCTGCAGTACCATCTTGACTTGCTAAGGTATTTGATATTCCTATTAGTTTATTGTGAATTTGGTCTGTACTAGGTATTGTAGTTCCTGAAGTTGTATCATTATTATCTATAACCATTGCCATTAAACAATCCCCATCAAACTGATAAAGTGTTGCGAATTGAGCTGTTGTTAATCCAGGAATAAACCAAGATAAAGTACACTCGTAAGTTGAAAATTCTTTACCCTCGCTTGCACCTGATACTGTTAAAGAAGAAGATTCAATTCTGCTTTCAAAAACACCCCAAGTAGCACCTGTATTTGCTGCACTATCTATAACTGTAACTGTGTGGGCAGTATCATCAAATGTAACTATATCCGTATTAGTCCATTTTCTTACTGCTATAAATCTTGTTCCTCCTACAGCTTGTAAGTCAGAACAATTAATTTGCATTCCATCTGCTATTGCCATTTTATTTTATTTTTTATTATTAATTATTATGATGTAGTAGATGTTCCTGTTCCTGACCCTGCATTCGTATATAAAGTTAGATTACCACTATACAGTCTAGGTGCTTCCCATTGCTTACATCCCATTGTTACAGTCCAACCATTATCATCATTTATTCCTGCACCTGTAGCACCTTCAGCTCCTGTCATACTAGCAAAAGTTTGGTTACGAATTGTAGCTTTTTCATTACTATACTTCTGACTTACTCCTAAAACATAAGCCTTACCATTATTACCAACTGCTATTACCATCATACAAGTGTCCATAAGACTTTGCAATGCTGCTGCTTTTGCAGTATCCATATCAGGCATCATAAAGTTTAAAGCACACTCATAAGAAGTAGAACCATTTTCTCTTGCTGCAGTAACAGTTAAAGAAGGTAATTCTTGCTTAAACTCATAATTAAACCAAGTAGCTGTAGAGCCACCTGTGTCTTTAATGCTACTTATACCATGAGTTGTAGCAGTATTTGTGTATGATATAGAATCTCCATCTGCCCAAGTCCTAATAAGTACATTCCTAATTCCCCCTGCTCCTACTATATCTGAACATAATATATTTATTCCGTTTGTTATCGCCATTTTATTTTATTTTTAAAATTAAGAAAAGTATTTAGGGTGAGATTTCTCCCACCCTATTTACTGTTAAATTAGTCTACTAGTACAGCTCCATTAACTAAAGCGTTCCAACCGTATTGGAAGCCCATAGTGAATCCTGCTCTAATATACATTTTGTCAGAAACCTCATCATAAAATGTTCTTAACTCATTTTCAGGACTTGTTACATCAGTACCGATAAATAAGTTAGATTTTACTGTGTAAATACATCCTGCAGTTGCATCAATTCCTGCTCCTGCTGCTGTAAATAATGCAGGGAAAGTTGCTCCTGCTAAAGCTGTTAAAGCTGTATCCCACTCATACATAGGTACTAATTCTATACCTCTAAAGTATAATCTTTGTTTTCCTGCTTGAGCTTCCGAATGTCCATAATCAACTGCTCCTGCTGCGGCAACTTGAGTTAATGCACTATACCAAGCATTATAAATATTTGGATTACAGAAAATTCTTTTCTCTGATGCAGGTACTGATGCTAATGCTGCTGAAGCAGTATTATATACAGATTCTAGTATAAGAATTGCATCTGCTGTAGGTAAAGTAGCTGCTACAGTAACATACTGAGTTGCTGCTGCACCTAAAGTTCCTTGTACTTCATTCATTTGAGTTCCATTAATTGCTCCTCCTGCTGATAATGTTACCCATAGTCCATCTCCCATTGATGCGTAAGTACAGTCAATAGCTACAACTGCTGCTGCATTATCTCCTGCCCACATATTTCTTACCATGTCAGACTGAATACCATTTCTTACTCTGTCAATAATTACCTGAGCTAATTGCGTTCCTGTTAAGTCAGGCATATTAACACCATTTCTATAAGACTCTACAATTACTTCTGATTTGAACTCATCCCAACATTGCTCTTGCTTAACTGCAACATTTTCTACCATAAGAACTTTCTGAGTTACAGAAAAGCTATTAGTACAAGTGTCTGAAGTACTAGTACACCCTGCATTTACAGTAGTAATACTACTCAATGAAGGAGCCATTGTGATATTTTGTTTAAACTTTACATTTGGATAGATAGTATAATTTCTCATAATATCATCTGAATGGAACATAGGCTCTAGTAATATACCTGAAGCGTAAGTGCCTTGATATAATCCTCCTAGTCCATTTTGTGCTACATCTACTGCTGCCATAATTTTATTTTTTTATTTATTATTTTAAATTCATTTTTGCTACAATTCCATTCCAAAATTTAGCATCTTTGTTTTCTACATCTGTTTTAACTACTGCAGGGTCGCCATCTGTAGAAATTTCTGTACCCTTTGCATTTGATTTACTTAATAAACCATTAAGTCTTTCAACTTCCACAGTAAGAGTTTCTTTTTCTCCTTCTAATTCAGTTACAGACCCACTAACTTCTGCTACTTTTGCTTCAAAATCTGAAAATTTATTTAAAATTTCAGCCTCATCAGACATAGTAACTTCAACATTTGATTTAGAATCAGCTTCAACATTTTCACTTTTTACTCTAGCGATAATGTCTTCAACTTTCCCATTAAACCAAGCTTTTAACTCATCAGTCATTTTTTTACTTTTTATATTAATACTTAATTTAGTTTTTATCTCCTTGTTTGTTATATTTTTAAACTTAGAAACATCATATTTGGCTGCCACTTTAATAGCATCCGAGATAGAATCAATAAAACCTAGCTCTAATGCTTCTTCAGCATTTAACCAAGTTTCTTCATCCATCATTTCTTTTACCTTATCATAAGGTAATTTTGTTTTTTTAACATAGATGTCAGCAATCTCTCCACTAATCTTATCTAAAAGCTTTGCTGTTTTTTTCATTTCTTTAGCTTCTCCCATTGCTCCACCCCAAGCATTGTGAATCATAAATAAAGAGTTTTCTGCCATAACAACCTTATTAGCAGCTAACGCAATAACACTACCCATACTAGCAGCTATACCTTCAATGTATACTGTAGTAGTTGCAGTCCTTTTCTTTATAATATTATAGATAGCCATTCCATCAAATACATCTCCACCCACACAATTAATGTGCAAATTCATTGGGGAGTCCTTAAAAGATTTGATTTCTTCAATGAATCCTTGAGCATTAACTCCACCCATTCCTATCTCATCAAAAATATAAACATCAACAACTTTAGATGCTTTTGAATTTATGTTATACCAATTTTCATTCATAGCCACAAAAATAATTTTATACTATGACAATCTTACGCAACTTTTGGAACAAACTTTAATATGTTATATTTTCTGACTTATTTTGCTTTCTTCTCTCCTTGTAAACCACACTTTGAGCCTGTCTTTCAGATATATCATATTTTATAGATAAATCCATAAATGTATGGGTTCTATTGCCTTCATTAAATCTCAGCATACAATCAAAATCATAGATTATCATATAGTTTCTAAGAATTTTTGGAGCTATAATCCCCTTCTCAATAAGATGTCTTATAGTGTCTTTAGATGTAGGCTCTATAAATCTTAAAGTAACCTCATCATCTAATAAATTCATATATTCTTCAACCACATCTATGGTATTTTGCTTATTAGCCATATTTTATTTTTTAGATAAAACTTTTTTCTTTTTTTTACTTTTAACCTTGACAGTTTCAGGCACTATTTCTTTTTGTTTTTCTGCTTCTTTAGATATAAATTCAGCTACACTATGAAAGAAATGACAAACTGATTTCCTGCATCCTGTGCAGCCTTTACTTTGCCTTATATTAGGAAACTCTTGACCCCACAACTCAAAGAATTTATTTAATGCTGCAGGATGATATTCATTATATAAGTGCATCTTATCTCTATTGAGTTCTGCAAAACTAACAATCATGTCTTTTTTTTCTTGGTCGTATTTTTCAACTATTGAACTGTAATCCATATTATTATTATTTAATTATTATTCTTTCCATTTATCTAAAGGACATTCGCCTAAAAACTCTTTAGTAAGAGTTGTTTTAGCATCTAAGAAGCAACTGCATTTACCACATCTTGCTCCTTTAGTCCACTTAGGATACTTCAGCATTGCGAAGTTCCTGTAAAAGTCGCATTTTTTACATACATCCATCCTATCTTTCTTTACTTTTTTACTAACAAACATTTGTTTACTTTTTTAATTATTAAAAGGTTGCGTTAGCTTGTATTGTGCTAACTGTTGATTGACTTGTTGTTATATCTGACTCTACTACTACTACTTTTCTTTGACCTTGCATAGCCCCCATCATTTTAGATTGATTTTCTGCATCAAATTGTGATTCAGCAAAGGAAGGTGAACTGAGTAGTCCTCCATCTGCAAACTTAACACCTCCACCTGCTTCATTCATAGATGATAATTGATTTCTAAACATTTTTGTGCTTCTTTTATTTATAACAGCTTCTCCACCCTCTAGTTCATTTACTCTACCGCCTACAGCGAACTTAACACCTCCATTAGCATGACTTGCTCCATGAACCATTCCTCCATTTGCAAACTTATCTCCTCCATCTATCACACCACCTTCTTCAAATTTAGATTTCTTAACTTTATTAATCATTTGCCAAGTCTTCGCTATTGCAAAAAGATTAAAGGGGAACGGTATTGCCATAGCAGCTGATAGTATTGAACCAATAGCTTTAGGTATAATACTAAGAGTAGTCGCTATTGTACTTCCTATTGTGGCTGTAGCTTCAACACCTGCTGATGTTGCGTTCTGATAATTAGATACTGTTGATATTCCTGTAACAGCAGCATCTTGACTTTTCATTAAGACTAATGCTTCTCCTACTGCTAAACCTGTTGTTTTAACTGTAGTATTTACTACCTCAGCAGCACTATTTTTAATCAACCCCAATGTTACTAAATTCTCTTGTAGTGCTAGTGCAGCATTTATAACAGTAGCAGCTTGATTTATTTTGTTACCTAATTCCTTAACTTTTATTAAAGCTTCATTTTCACCTGCTAAGGTTGTCAATGCACTTCCAACTCCACTCATAGCTCCTATCTGCTGTTGAAGTTCAGCCATATTCTGTTCGTGCAACTGTCTATTACTTTGTGCTATCTTCTCGTTATTACCTGTTAAAACCATTCTATAGTTGTCATGAAGCTGCCCTTTAGCAGTAAGAAAATCTATCTCTTGCTGAATTAATGCAGTTTGACCCTGTTCTGTTAAGCTTCCATTAACAGTAAACGCTTCTCTTATCTCATTCTGTCTAAATATATTCCTTTTATTTAGATTACTCATTTCTATTTTAAAAGAATTTGCTTGTAGTTTAAGATTAAGGTCTAACTCTTTTTTCTCAAATGCAGCCATCTTATCTACATTGGCTTTCTTCAACCCTTCTTTAGTTTGAAGGCTTTTCATATAAGCTTCCTTTTCTAGAGCTAATACTGAAATTTGTGCTTCTAATACTTTTGTAGCGTATTCTTCTTCTGTTAATCCTAATTTAAGCCTTTCCTCTTTTACTTTATTTATCGCTATAGTAGTTTCAGTTGCCCAATTCTTAATTGATTTTGTTGTTATTTCATCTACTTTAATCCCTGCTAAAATTAATGCTCCTATACCTCCTTCTCCTGCTAATTCATCAAACGCTTCTGTTATTATTCTTATATTCTCATCTTTACCTTCAAGTGCAGTTAGAGCTTGTTCAAAGGTAGTAAACCCTCCATCTTCTAAAATTTTATTAACAGACTTCATTCTTTCTTCAAAAGGAATTATAGAGTTAGCCATTCCTGGCATTCCCTCCTCCATAATCTGTAATTGAAATGCAATAGCATCAGACATATTGTCAATTCCCTCAGGCAAAGTACCTAAATCTATATTAAAATAGTCCTCTAATCTTTTTTTAGTTATTACTGCATTAGCCTGAACCTCTACAAGTTTTTCAATCTGACCATTAAATCCTGATACTATTGCCTTATTGGTTAATGCTTGAGTTAGTATTTTAATTGCATCAGTAACATCAGTAATACTTGATTTTTGAGTTAATAAATCCTGATTATTGTCTTTTAATTCTGAATTTAACTTCTTAATAGCCATAGCTGCCTGACCCTTCCATTTATTATAAACTCTTTGACCAAATTTAGACTTATCAATTAACTTGCCCTCACTATCCAAAAGCTTATTCATTTCAGTCTTAGTTTTGATAAGGTTTTCACTAATAATTTTAATCTCCTCTATAGGTTTTAGAGAATTTTGATAACTATCCTTAGCTTTATCAACAAGTCCTTTTTGAATTTCAAGTTGTTCATTCGTACTCATTAGCCAAGGAATTAATTCAGTAAGACCTACTATTAAAAGCCCTATACCTGTACTTCCCATAAGTGCGTTAAT